AATTCTTGCGAACTCTTTACCATCCACCTCCAGTACTACTGTCTTTGCACCGCTGTAGTCCGGCATTTTGCTTGCAAGCTTTGATGCAAGGTCGTCCATCCAGCCGGTATTATTTTCAAGCGGCAGGACAGCTTCTCTTCCGGCTTCTCCGATTTTTGCGATTGTTGCTCCGGTTGTTATTCCTCCGTTAGCTAAATAAGGTATGTTAATAGGTTGGATTTTTTGTAAATTAAATCCTCCGAATTGTTTGCCACCTAATCCGGGTACCCAATCAGGAACAGTAAAACTAATTTTGTTAATTGCTTCTATGCAGGCATTTATAACACCGCATATAGCATTGTATACAGTGTTTAGAGCGCCTATCAGTAGATTGACCGATGCTTTCAAACTTCCCACTATAACATCCCAAACACCAATAAAGAATTTTTTTATACCATTCCATATTTTTTTCCAATTTAATGTAAATACGCCTTCAAGGAAATCTAAAACACCTTGGAATATCTCTTGTAATCCTTCGCCTATTTGTTTGAAATTTTCCCAAAGCTCCATTCCCCATTCTTTTATGGGTTCCCATACGGTTTGTTTAAAATTTTCCCAATCCGCTGCTATTATAAGCACTAAACCTGCTATCAATGCTGCTATAGCTGCAACTACTGCACCAACGATACCTACCAATGCAAGAAAAACACCAGAAACAATTAATATTCCATTTTTTAGATTTACTCCATTATTTATCAAATCCGCAATTCCTGCTGATATTAAAAGGATTCCAGCAACTACACTGGCTGCAACTGCTCCAAATGCCATAAACGTTCCGACTACCAAGCCAAAAGCAGAAACTAATAATAAGCACGTATTTTGTGCATTTAATCCGTTTTCTTTTATGTCATTAAGTGCAGTTATTAATCCTGCAATAGAAATGACTATCAGAGCAATACCGGCTACCATCGGGCCAAATAAAGCATATAATCCACCGACTGCAAGAGAAGTACCAACGATATAGCCTATTAAATTCTCCCAATCAACACCATTCTTCCACATGTCGAACAGGCTATATATAGTCAATGCAAATCCTGCAATAACAACAAGCCATGAAACAATTGTTCCAAGAATTGAACTCATTGCCAATAAATCTGTCAGAAAACTAGCAATTTTCCATGTCAATAAAGCAGCTGCAATCGCTAAGACAATTGGAAGTATTGCTTCAAATAATTTTTTTACATTTTTTACCCACTCAAAATCCTTTTGGGTTAATGGTACTTCTTCATAGCCGCTACCAGATGCTCCAGATGAGCCACCACTACCGCTTCCAGAATCATTTTTCTGCAATACATTCAAGTCATCAAAAGCCGCCAATGCTCCAGCCGCTTTTTTGGCAGAACCGGCTGTTTTATCAAGAGATGCCGCATAGTCTACCTGCTGCTTTTTTGCCTTTGTCCAAGTGCTTTTTCCGCTTATAGCCGCAATAAATCTATTCATGGCATTAATGGCATTTGTAAGCCATGTGCATAAAGTTACGATTGCTGGTGTCAATGCAGATATGATAGGTGCTGTCAATGCTCCAATAGAATTTTTCAATGTAGCCGATGCACTTGCCATTTCAGACATTTTTCCATTAAATTCAGAAGAATACTTCGCCATGTTCTGTATACCTTCTGTAAATGCCTTGGATATGGTCTGAGATACTTTCATAACCGCACCGAATATTGCAAAACTAACTACGGTCTGCTTTATTCGTTTCGCCATGTCAGATATTAAGCCAGAGGATTTTTTTGCTGATTTTCCTACTTTTTCAATGTCTTTTGCACCAGCACCAATAGATTTCTCATTGGCAACTGTTTCTCTCATCTTCTGATTAAGGACTTCCTGTTTGCTCTGTACATCAAGAAGCTTTTCAGATACTTTGCTATATTCCTCTGTAGTTGTAGGATCTATAAAAGCAGTTCCTAAAGATTCCATTTCTTCAAGCTCGCCTTTTGCATATTTAATTGAGTTTGTTAATTTCTCAACGTCGTATTGCATTCTTTTAAAGGTTGTGCTTTCACTGCTTCCACCTGTTTCTAAGAATTTATCCATTCTGTCAGTAAGTTTACCAAGAGAAGCAGTATCTTTTTCTATCTGCATCTGCACAACCTTATATTCCTCTGTTGGAATCTTCTGACTTGCCAGATCTTTCAGTGTCTTGGAAAACTTATCAGCTTCTCTTGCAAGCTTCTGAAACTGTGATTCCATCTGCATAAGCTTACTTGATGCTTCTCCATTTTCAATCAACGTTTTTATTCTGATTTCGCCATCATATTCAGCCATGCTAAAACCCTCATTTCTTAAACTGTTTCAATGCTTCCTGTTCTGTTTCTTTCTGCTTTCTTATTTCTTCCATCATGCGATCATAATCGTCTATCTTTTCTTTTTCTTCGCTGGTATACTCTTTTTCTGACTGTTCCAGAGCATATATATTTTGTGCGTTTCTGATTGCATCTTTTTCCTTGGAACTCATGTTATTTTCAATCTGCTTTTGTCGGATCTCAATTACCTCCACAAGAGAAGATAATCTTCTTGGCATATTCCAGATCAAGCCATTAAATTTCCACCAGTGCATATCTGCTACGGACAAATCAATACCGTATATCTGCAAAAAATCTGCATATATTCTCCATTGATCTACATCATAGTCAATAAAACGCTTTGTATTCTTGCTACTGCCTGCATTATCGTGATGCCATCCATTTAAATACCAAGAAATACATTCATCTAACTCATGGTACTGTGGATGGTCTCTAAGCTCTCCGTATTCATCAGAGAACATAAGATAAAGAATAGCATTTGTTTTCTCGTACTTATTTATTTCTTTGTCATATTGCAAAGTATAAATCTGCATACCTATGCGGAAATCGGTATTTACTTTGTATCCGTTCCATTCAGTAGGCAAATTGTCCAGCATGACATTGTTCATTATTTTGCCCCACGTCTTCTTACATTGTATCTGTTCTGCACCTGTTCAAAACGTTTATTGAAAAGCTTATTCATAACAGGGATAACCTGCTCTACAAACTCCACAATTGCAAGTTCATCCGGGACAATATCTCCGTAAATCTGTTTCATGGCATCTTCGCCAAACAACCCATCTATACTTTCCGTAATCTGCTTAAGATATTTTACACGAATGCTGTTCAGTTCTAATGCTGCATCCACATTCATATCATCCACATTCATATCGTCTTTGTGGTTATTTCTCCATTCGGCGGCTTCTTTTTCACAGTTCTGAGATATATTATTTAATTTATCAATTACACCTGCAAACTTCTTAGCTGTGTCTGCATTCGCTGTATCTACTGTTATAACTGTAATAAGATCTCCGTCTTCGTCTTTTATTGCAATTTTTTTTATGCCACTGCTTAATTTAATTTCTTCCATTTTTAACATCCTTTCCTAATGTGGGACACCAAGGAAAGGTAGGCATCCCACATATGCTAATTTTTAATTAACACCTATGAAACTGGGTAATCTTCATCCAAAGCCAAAGCGCTTACTTTAGGCGCCCATGTGAACGATCCATCACCAGCAATAGTGATTGTTCCAAGTTCTACATCTCCATTTCCATTAATCTGGACTGTAGACTTTAAGATATCACCACCTGATCCACCAGTGCTTGATGCACATACAGTTACTGGGACACGGATACAATCGCCGGATCCGCTTGTAATATCAGCTTTAAAGAAGCGATAATAATATGTCTCGCACTGATCTCCTGTTGGAAGTTTTTTAAAAACATCATTAAACACTGTCTGCATTTCATCTGACAAATGTTCTCTTTCTGGAGACATTGAAAATGCATACCCTTTTACAGAGTTGCTTGCATTTTTCATGTTTACGTACTGTGTGCTTTCTGTGTTAGGTCCCCAGTCTTCAGAAAGCTCTGTGAAACCATCACCCATTTCAGCAAGCTTTTCACTTTTTCCACCCATAAGGCTTCCAATATCCAAAAGTGAGACCATGTTAGTTCTGTCTTTTGCCATGAGTATTCCTCCTATTTTTTATAAAAATATTTAAGCTGCATATTAATTGCTAATTCTGTTGTTTTCCCATCTGCTGTACCGCAAAATACATCCGATGTGCGGTTGATTTGTTCTACAACAAAATTTTTATCTTTTAATGTAAATTCTCCACTTTCAAGGAACTTTGCAATATTTTCAAGCAGATTGCTTGCTGCAATATTATCCTTGTTTGTTGTTGGATTGCTTTTGTATACGATCTGGAACGTCATTTGTCCGACATAAGAACCGCTGACATATTTTTTCAAATAAACAGGATCCTGCGCCGGAAAAACTCCAATAGACTGAGTATCTTTTATGCTGTTCCATAAGATTGTTGAATTTGATGGTTTGAAACCGGGCGGAAAATTTGGATAACTATTTATCATATCAAGGATAGCTCTTTGAGCAGTTTCTGCATCTGATACAAGCATTATTTTTGGCTTTTCATCCAAATCATTTACCTCCAATCTCAAACCTTGGTATAAGGCTGTAAACACCGATAGTATTCACTTTGTAGCAATTCCCTTTTTCATTTACCATGTACTGGAAGAATTTACCCGGATAATCGTCTGAATTAATTAATCCAACCGGCAATTCCCTATCAATGAGAAGTTCATCTTTTTTTGCAATCACTACGAAGTCAAAATCATTACTTCTTAAAGTGAAATGCTTTAGCTTTTCTTCTTCGCTCATGTTCTCCCAGTCTGGTGGATTAGCATAATTCAATGTGCCGTCATTCGGGATTTTTACAAGAAAACTATCTGCATCTTTCATTCCAGATTTACTTATGTTCTCTGCCTGTGTAAGCTCGATTCTTACATTTTCAAATAGAGTACCGAAATAATATTCAGTTTCTAAAGTGTCGTTGTAATGCCTGTTATATAAAACCACGGCATCTTTATATCCGATTCCCATAAGCTAAACTCCCATGTACAAAAGGTTTTCATGCCTTGAATCAACCATTCCGGTTAGGTAATTTGATGCAATATCGTAGCACTTACTATTAAGTGCCATTTCTGATTTTGCAATCTCTACCAATGTCGAAGAAGATGCTCCGGCATCATAAGATACTGATTCACTTCCAGAAGTCATGCTCTTAATCATTTTCCCTTTTACAGTTCCGTCCGTATTTGTAATAACACCAAAGTTATTAACTGCCGCAGAGTACTCAGATACATTCTTTAGCAATTCAGCTATTTCGCAGGTGCAATCTTTGATATTATCCCACCATACATCCTCTGATTCTGGCTGAGGATAAAACACAATCCTGTTTGATGTGATCGCATTGATTCTTCTTTCTGCTTTTCTTTCATATGGAGCAAAGTCTTCTTCGCTTTCGAACAAACTTCCACCATATTTAGTTTGGTAATATTCAAAATCTACATATGACATTGCTCCACACTCCTTATTGCTGTGATAAGATTTCGCTGATAATATCAGCTTTCTTTGTTGCGGTCAGTGAATACCCTTTACTCTCTGCCAGTGCCTTAATTTCTGCAACTGTAAGAGAGTTTAAGTATTCTTCCGTGAGTTCCCCACTAGCATTTACCGCCTGTGTAGTGGGAACTATTCCCCCGGTGTGATTGAAACGTTAGCTACTGCATCAATGTACTCTGCAAAAAGTACAAATCCTAACAGTGCATAATTTACGCTGGTTGCACGATCGTAATCGCCTTTTACCTTAAATCCGATAAGGTTTGTCTCTCCACTAACTGTGTAAGAAAGACCGGCTTTCTCAAAATCTGCGTCAGATGGATCTACATAGTAAGCAACGATGTTGTTTACGGCTGTTGCCAGAACTTTTCCGGCTGGGATTTCGTTGTCAGAGCAAAGGATCATAATGTCTGCTCCGAGGAATTCCTTGACATAGGTAAGTCCGAAGGCTGTCTGCAAAGTAATTTGTGAATTTCCAAGATAATCATATAAATCCATCATATTTACAAATACTGCAACTCCTGTAGCAGTTCTGTGCATTGACTTGAACTTATTCTTGACAGATCCAATAGCTTTAGCTATAGCCATCTGGAATGTTTTTGCAGTGTTTGTAAGTGTACCAGTTTTCAGATAGTTGTAGAATTTTGTTGTAATTCCATCCTGCAGGTCTGTCTTGAACTCTTCATCTGTCATTCCACAAGCTGCTTCATATCCATGATCCTTGATAGCTTCGATAGAAACTTCTTTTGCATATTTTTCAAGAGTAATCTCTGCATAAGGTTTTTCTTTTACATCGTAATGTGTTCTTGGAATCACATCGCCTTCTGCTACAGTCCCACTCTCTAACGTTCCTTCTGCATATTTGCTTTTAAGAACAGTTCCCGGATTTTTTTTAATTGCTCTTGAAATTCCAAGAATTTCTCTTAAAGCTTCCCAGTTTCTTTCAAAAGATGTAACAAAATCAATTTCCCTTGCCGTTACATCAATGTCTCCTGTTGCAATCAGTCCTGCGTTTGCTGCAAAAAACTGCAAATTTGTGTTCATCGTTAATCTGTTTTTGTTCATATAAAACTCCTTTACTGTTGGAATAAAGAAATGTTTTCGGCAATTGCTTTCTGACGTTCTGATCTATCTTTGATAGATAAAATGCTCTCTCTTGTTGTAGGCTTATCACCACCAGAATTATTTTCATTCGGTTTTGTGAAATACGCATGTGGAGTCTGCTGATTCTGCTTATTTACAAATGCATTTGCATCTGTCTTTTTAGCTTCCTCAATAAGATCACTGAACCCTATCAGCTTTCCATTTCTCACGCTTACGCCTTTGGAAATGTCTTCCATAATGGCTTTCTTTGCAGATTCTGAAGTAAACTCGATTTCCGCAAATGCTTCTTTCAAAAGTTCATCCTTCTCATGCTCTGCGATTTTGGCTTCATAATCTTTTTTGGAATCCTCTGCCTGTCTCTTCCAGTCATCACGCTCTTTTAAAATGTCTTCCGGGCTTTTTCCATCCAACCCTTCAAGCATTTTCTCTGCTGATTCTGCCCGGTTTTTCCACTGTTCGGATTCTGATGAAGCTTTTTTAACTTTGTCTTCCATTTCTTCTTTGGAATACAGCTCTTCACCCATACTCTTTTTAAGAGATTCTTTCTGTTCGTCTGAAATTTCAATTCCGAGTTTCTTTAATTCTTTTGCTACGTTTACCATGTTTCTACCTCTTTCTTTCCAAGTTGTTACTCCGGTCAGTCCGGCACGAATGAGTTGCTATTTACTCCATAGCTGGCAATTGGGAATGAAGGAATCGAACCCTCGACAACCCGGATATAAGCCGTGTCTTCTTCCACTGAATTAATTCCCAAAAATAAAAAAGCACGCCCAAAATAGGACGTGCCATGCATCATCCCATAATTATTCTAGGTTAGCGAACAGAATCCCTTTTTCTGTCCGGTACTTTTAATATTCTTTTCAATATATATTTTAACTTATTTTAAACAACTTTTTGTACCATTTTAAAAAGGGCAGATTGCTCCACCCCTCTTTGCTATTTCCCACCGAAATACCTTCTAAGTACTTCTTTTTCTTCTTCCACAATGCAATCCTTTCTTAATCTGTTGCACTGGTCGTATATATACTTTCCGTACTCTTCTAATTTGGCTATCATTGCATTTTTATTTTCCAATGTAGGATTTTTAATGTATTCTTTTTTAAGCCCTATATAGTCCTCATACTGCTTTATAACGTCCATTTTCAATTACCCCATTCAAAATATCATCTGCTATGCCAACGACTTCTTTTCCATAAAGAGACAGAAAATCCGCTACGATTTCCTCTACATCTATTGGAATGTGGCAGTCATATGAAAATGAAGCGCAGTGTACCAACTCATGAGATAGCACTTTCTCTAACAGACTTCCGCTTAATGCATTTGACAAATAAACCGTTCGTGTACTCCAATCTGTAACACCAAGTGTAATTGTTCCATCTGAACGCATCAAGCATTCACTATTAGGATTTACATATAAAATATTCCATTCAACATCATTGATTTTAAACACTGCGCTCACCTCTTAGATTTTCTGTAACATCATCTGTAATTCATTTCTCCACATCTGCTTTTCTTCCGGAGCTGCATCTGATGTCATTTCAGTAATATCCATCTGCATATCTCGCAAGTAATCTTTTCTTGCTTTTGCACGCTCTTTTTTATCTTCCTCTGAATTTCCATGATGGTTTTCTCTGGTCTCCATATAAGTACGTCTGGAAATACCGGCTTTTCCCTCTCTGGAATCCCTCGGATATGAACTATCTCCCATCATTCCGGTATCTGTATACATCCTTTTCAGGTCTTTCTTATCCATGTCTCTCATGTGCTCTGCATCTTCGTAATCATCCGGGTACATGTGATAATATGGGGGTTCATCATATCCTCTTCGTTTTCCTCTGCCTTTCGGTGCAAATCTTCCATCAGCATAACGATACCGGTCGTAATATCTTCGGTCATCCCCATACTCTAAAAGCTTTTCCATGATATCTGCTTCGTCCGCTTCGTTCATTGCCTTAGTAATTGTGGCATGATACTCTGCTTCTGACAGATCCTTTATCATGTCGATCACTTCTCCCATTTCTTCTGTATTGACATTCTCAATCCCTTTTTCAATCTCACATAAGGATTTTTCAGCAAGGCATTCAAGCATTTTATGGATTCTTTCAATATGCATATACTAAGCCTCCCTTACTACGATCAAATTACTGTTCTGTACCTCGATAGTCTGTCCGGATGTATTCTGAACCGCTATTGCGCTGCAGCATCCACAAGGAACATCTACATAAACCTGTGCAGATACATTGAATAAGTTTTCTACTGCCGCAGGTGTCACAATCATTCTTGTAGACTGTAAGGGTTCTCCGTCAATTGCGATTGCAAGAGAAATAGCTTCCACCGTTCCACCGGTTGGGATCTGGATATTTCCGCTATAAGATACAAGAAATCTTGCTTTGCACTGGTTTGTGATTCCTCTTAATTTAACTACTCCGCTTCCATGTCTGTGAACGATACATTTTGTTCCGCAAACCGGTGTCTCAGTAAATGCGACATCTTCTCCTTGCAGGACAGTCTGTAAAGCATTGGCTGTAAATTCTGACATAATATTTTCCTCTCTTTCAAAAATATAAGGGCAAACATTAAAGTCTGCCCTTTGTGTTTAAGTAATACTGCTATGCAGACATAATCTTGTCGATTAAGATACTTTAATTATTCAGTTGTCTAACATCCGCATCCAGTATTGCAACCACATCCATACGGAATGTATGTGTTAGGGTTTGGCACCTGGTATGCCGGAATTGGTGATGGATTAACAGCGTTGATAATATGATTTGTCTGTGCTGTCATAGCGGTAGTCAAAAGTGCGTTCTGTCTATCCTGTGATGCTGCAAGTCTCAAATCATTATTTTCTGCCTGCAACGTTGCGATCTTATCCTGGCATAAGTAGTCAAGTATCGCTCTTGTTCCGGCATTCTGGCTGTCGATAATATCTCTCGTGTTGTTGTTCATGGTGTTCTGTAATGCGCAAGTGTTCTGCGCCATGTTGAAGTTTACACCCTGGATAGCTTCACGAGTTTCGCAGCAGCAATTTGCAAGCTGAGACTGAATAGCATTTGCATTCTGCATTCCTGCTACTGTGTCCGCATTAATTGCCTGCTGAATGGTGTTAAATCCTGTCAGCATTCCGTTGTTTACTGCATAAAAGCCATCACAAAGACCATTTGTAATGCCATCAAGCTTACTTATGACTGCTGAATTGTCAAATCCTCTCTGGATATCAGCCTGTGTAGCCGCAGTTGCGGTATAACCGCCACCACCATTACCACCGAATCCATAACCGCCCCATCCACCGAATAAGGCAAAGAGGATAATGAGAACCCACCAACCACCATCGCCCCATGCACCATCATTACGGTTTCCACCAGTAACGGCGGCAATGTCCGCTAAACTTGGAGATGAATTAAACATATGTGTTCCTCCTAATAAAATTTATTTATACATAATCTTGCAAGAATAGTATCAATGTTTAAACTGGCTCATGATTTCTTCCGGGTTTAGACCTTTTTCTTTGCACAAATTTCTGGCAAGCTGTTCCAGCCCTTTACTGTCTCCACGGTTCATCATGTCGAATGTATTTTTCATGATCGGATTATTTGAAAATTGAGAGTTGCTCATCATTTGACTTAATATCATCTTAGGGTTTCCACCGCACTGGATCATCTGCATTAAATTCATTCAGAATCGCTCTCTTTCTTTGCTCTGGTAGTCCTCTGGGACTGAGTTATTTTAGCTTCTATCTGGTCTAATCGCTCCATTATCGGGGCAAACAATGTTGTCGTGTCTTCTTTCGGTAATTCGTTCTGTTTTCCGTCTATCTTCGGTTTATATGTAACTGTCTGAATAAGTCCATTAGCACTCCACGATTTTATATAAACTTCTGATCCATCTGCTTTCGGGAAAATGGCAAATGGTGCATTCATGGGAACGTCATTCGCTGTGACTTCCTCAACAGAATTAACCATTCTTCCACAAAGTCCAGCTTGTTGCGGCATGATCTGTTGTGGGAATTGCTGTTGAATCTGTTGTGGTTGTTGATATTGAGGATAAGAATACTGGTTATATCTCTGATACTCGTACATAATAAACCTCTCTTTCTATCTTCATTTTATTATGAACAGCACAATTGAACCACCCCAGCAAAACCCCATTAAAAGGACACAAAAAAGACACCCTTAACGGATGCCTTTAATGAGGAGAAAGTTATGTAAAATGTTGTCCAGTTACCTTAAGAATTTTATGTTGCATTTTTACGTTAATACGTCCGGCTGTCTTAGTCGAAATATGCATAATTTCTGCACATTCTTCTAGCGACTTTTCTTTCTTCCGTAAATCAAAGAGCGTTTCTTCTGTCGGTGTGAAATCACACAATTCTTTTATATGCTCTTTTTCTTCTTTGGTAAAGCACGTAACAATGTTTTTCATTTGCTTTACCTCATTTGGGGGAGTTTCCGGCTATGACGGTGAGTTGTTATCTCGCTTGAATTCCACTGCATTAATTAAAGAAAGGTGGATAACCAAGTATGTATGGTTAACACATTATTATAATAACATATTATTCCACTTTCGTTGTACCATTTTTTTCGATTTTATTTTTATAAGCCGTTGCTCGTCCATTTGCAATCGCAGACTGTTTTTTACTAAATCCAGAAACCTTCGTTCTATCGCCTTGCAATTGAAGATCGTTATTCTTACAGAATGATTGAAGCCTTTTATTCTGCATTCGCAGTTTATATGCCAGTTTATCATATTGAGGTTGCAAGATCTCTTTTACATCTGTTTCTGCAATCATATCAAGTTCCTGTTTCTTGGTCATAATTTCACGCTTTGTTTTGCGAATTTCTCTTTCAAGTAATCTCTGCTTCTGCTGCAAATCATAAAGCTTTTGACTTTCATCTGCATTTATATTCACATTTCCGTTTTCATCAAGATACTTATTTACCATGTCTTTTCGCCACGGACCATGTGAATGTCTGCAATTATATCCGTGAAGTCCTAAGAGATTTACAACAGTTCCTGTTCCGGTTTCAGGGTCTATGGTATAACCTGTGCTTTCAAGAAGATTCGGAAATCCTGGTTCGCTACCGATTATTTTATAGGCCTTGCCTTGCCAGTGATCGTGAGATGAAATCCCTGTTGGATCCTTTTTATCATATCTGGCACCCGGATGCGCTGATACTAGAACATACTCTATTTTATTTTGCGCAATATAAACGTTCGTCACTTGTGCCGCGGTCTGATTCATAGATGTGACGATGCAACATCTCACTGCCGCTTCAAGAGAACGCTTCGTTCCGGCAGGGTATTCTACCATAACACCAGATTCTGCATATCTATCCAGAACTTCGCAGACTGCGCTACTGTAAGACTGCATTCCAGATGCAACTCTATAATCAACCTCATTCAGCATATTGAGCAAGTCTTTCTGTGTCTGGTTAATGGTTGTCTTTGTCAAATTATCAAGTTCACCAGATGTCTTTATTAACTCTGCATTCATTGCCAGAATTGCCATATTATTTTTTAGCGGAGATATAATATCGGATGCTGATATCTGCGTCAAGACTTCCTTATCATCTGAGAATGATGTCATAACACTATCCCTTAATAATCTGCGAACCTCATTTCTCGATTTTCCAGACATTTCAGATATTCTTTTTACAATCTCGGTGTTATGCAGTCCCATCTGTTGGAGTTTCCACAATTCTCGGTCGGCAGTTCCTGACAATTCACCGGATTTTATCAATCTTGTTGCAATGTCTGATATAATCCAATTTTCAAGATCTTGATACATTTCAACCAGTTTATCAGTTTTTCCATAAAAATAATCCGGTCTAAGCATTATCCTTTCCCAACCTCTCTTTTAACAAGATCAATCCACTGCTTACCGTGATTTTCTTTTGCAGTTTCAAACCATCGTTTACCTGTTCCCGGTGTGTGATATTTTAATTCTGTTCCTGTCGGATACTTCTTTTCTCCACGGTTCGACCACGATCTACCGTCCGCAGTCAAATAAAGCTCTCCAACATACTGATAATGCGCATATGGTGTATCTACTGTAATTAATCCTGGTTCTTTTATCTGCGTCTTGTTTCTCAAATCGCCCTGCTGCATAGGTGTGTATTTTCTCATGTCGTTTACAACCTGCTCATCAAGGACATTCTGAGCATTTCTTAAATTTTCATCTATTCGCTTAGTATCAAGCTTAATATTAAAGCTTCCAATGACTTTATTATATTTCATATTAACGCATCCATTTCTATCACTTTTCTAAATAAAACTTAATCGTCTCTATCGCAGTCTTTTTCTGAAGCTTTACCTGAACCATCTCCGGCGGTTCAGGTTCAGGGATAATATATCCACCTTTTAAAATACCATTTTTAGAAAGCTTCGGTATACATTGTATTATTTTACTCCTCTCCAAACAGACCACCGCTGTTCCTTTCCGCATCTTCCTGTGCTCTCTCTGCAAACATTTCATCTACTTCATCATCATTAAATCCCTCGTATTCCTTAAGGTATTTACGCTTAGAATAGACACCCTGAATCATTAAATTATAAGCTCTGGATCTGTCCTGTTCGAAGCTTGCAAGCAAATCTTTAAAATAAAATATATCTTCGTCCGGTACATCATCATCCAGTGCATCCACATAGCCGGCAGAGATTCCGTAAAGGTCGCAGAATACATTGATTGCATAAATAAGATTTTTCAACGCTGTCTTTATGCATTTTCGAATATCGTTAATCGTTTCTACCGTCTCATTGTCATCGCTCTCAACCTGTGTTGCTGTCAATCTTCCAGATTTTCTATCGAGGATAAACTGCCCTTGTGAGAATCCGCATTTTGTCGAGATCATAGATAGAACGCTGTTAATGTCTGTGATTCTGTCAGAAGTAAGCATGGTCGGAACGTGTTCATCAATCGTACTTTTTGAATCAAGCCCCAATTTCAAGCCTTTAACGAACCGAGGAAGCTCTACTGTTGAGACACGCTCACCACCTTTTCCCTGTTTTGTCAGCGCATTCTCATTAATAAAAGTAATGTGCTGAGAATCCTCAACCTCGTTTCCTTTTTTACTCCATGCTATATCCAGATCTCTAAGCTCCATGAGCGCATTTGAGAAAATAGAGACACCTTCAGGGGATGAGTAGTCGATCGTATTGTTGAATGGGGTTTTCAAATAGGCGAATAGTGGCTTTTCTACGTTCATAATGTGAACAACTTCATCGATTGAAGACCACTCTGGAACGTCATGCAGTTCTATCTTTTTACCAAGTGAGTTACTGCTGTTTGACTTGAACGCTCTGTTCTGGATCTCGTACACGTTCATCTCTTCGCCCTCTTTATTTTTTGAGGTCGTGAAATGATGGTATTCAAGCCGGTAGTAGTACACTTTATCTTTTAAAAGTCGATTAATGAAAATGCATCCTCTGATATCTCCGTTGCTGGTCTTTTCTGTGATTGCGAAATCCCACGGCATAATATAATCGATCATGTTGTCTGGGTTCATTGAACCGTTTGGTTTTAAAATTATACCACCAACTCCGAGCATATCTTCGACTTTGTCTCTGATAGAAGTGTCAACCATTGCCCTGATGCACTTATTAATAAAATCAGCTCTCTCTGATCCAGTAATGCTCACTGACAAATCCATACACGCTTTCTTCGCTGTGTACTGGCAGAGAAATTTTGCAAAATTTATTGTCCTGATGTCTTTATTTTTCGGATCCACCCAAAAAGGACTCCCATTAATGATGTCGTTCCATTTCTGCTGTGAGTTTTCAATCTCCGGAGAAGTGATAAACTCGACATTAAATTCTTTCTCTGCATCTGTTCTAAAAAACTTCATGACAAACCCCTTTACTCTTGTGAATATGTTCATACGTTATCACCTATAAAATCATAGTAAATGCATTATCTTTCAGAAAAATTCCGTGATTTGTCTCGGTAAATACTGGCTCTGTACCTTCGTATACTTTCAAGTCAACATCCTTCCGAAGAATATCATCTTTGCTATTATCTGAAATACACGCAAGCACTTCTCTTGTATCTTTTTCAACTACAACATAATATTTCATGCAACCACCGCCTTAAATTCCAATCTGTTCAAATGCCACACTAATTTTGTGCCACTGAATAGCAAACCAATCCACTAATTCTTCATTATTCGCCCAACTGCAGCTATCAAGACCGGACTCATACAAAAATGCGTGGATCAATTCATGCCTTTTGACAGATTTTTTATATTCTTCCATGTTCCCCTTTGAATTAATATCTGTGTCTTCCATTCTGTCGATTACACATGTTTTTGTACTGCTATCACAATATCCGTCTTTGCCGGTAAGTTTTGGGTCTTCATTCTCCGTAGCTTCATTTATTGTGTATTCGGTTCCCAGTACGTTAATCTTCATATTCTTCTTCCTCCTCATCTTCCTCATCATCATAAAGACCGTCATTCCTTCGGCTGGTCATGATAATTCTGTTCAATGCATAAATGTTTGCCATGATCGTATCCTCTTCTAAAGTTGGGTATGCATCTGAAAATGAACCATCTGGGAGCTGTTCATGTTCTGCCTTTTTAAACTCGCTTTCGGTGTTCGGGCAACGCTCCGGATCAATCACGATCTTATTACATCGCTGAAGCCACTCCCAACAGTAATCCCTTCCTTTTCCGCTTCCCCATCTTTTCTTTGCACCGATCGCATTAAATCCCCAGTCCTGCATCTCTGCTATTCCGTCCGGTCTGGCAGAATCGCATATAATCTCGACATTCATAAACTTCTTTATCTTTCTGGCAAATGTAGAGTTTTTACACTTTTTAGAATACACTTCGCCAAAAATATAAAGAGTATCCGTCTCGTAATCGTAATAATTCTGACTGAACACCTGTGGGTGTGTGTATCCGAAGTCCAATCCGTGGTTTACTGTATCGAATGTCATTAACTCTTCATCCGATATTTTTCGGATTTCTAAGTTATCGAAGATGCCTCCGCCTGTTCCAGTGACTTCTCCTAAGTAGTTATTTTTATAATATAATGGTTTATGAATCCTAAACCACTCCGCACGTTCGAAGAATCGTTTTCCTAACCATTTCACTGGGACATTATAATAATAGCTGTGACAGATCCGTGTCTGTGGCTTATTTTTACATTCTTCAGTGTACTCATTCATAAAGTTATTTTTTGACTTCGGAGGATTGAAGATTTTTATGTCAAGCGCCGGTGTATCTGCTCGCAGAAATGTATCTTCAATGTTATCCATCTGCTCCACGCCTGCCATCTCGTCGCACTCCTCATGAATTAAAAGCTTTACATATCCGAATGGCACGTTGAACGATTTTAAACTGATAGGCTTATCTGCTCCGGCAAACATGACCATTTGCCCGGTCGGTTTATAAACCGCACACATTGGGGATTGTTTAAAATCCCAGTTATCCAGATCCTGATATCTTATGACCGTTTTCATAAACTGATTATATACCGAGCTTCTTAAGTCGACTTTAAATCTTCTGGTGTATACGACATGCGCCTGTGGATCCTGTCTGATCGTCTCATATGCAAGATTCCCCCAAAAATTGGACTTAATAGAACCACGCCCACCCTTCGATATGATCTCGTGTATGTCTATCTCTCCGGCAAAAGCTTCATGCACTGTCCGGTATATCTCCACAAAGTCTGATGTAATGTCCGTGATCGGGATCGTCCAGAGTGCCGATTTCTCTCGCTTTTCCTTTTCCTCTCGCTCGATCTTCTGCTTTTCTGCTATGGTCAGTGCCTTTTCCAAACCGTCCATTGCCTTAAGCTGATCGGAGAAGTCTGGGGCGAATCCGAGACCGTCCACAACTTCGCCCTTTGCAATTTTACTTCTTCGCTCCTGGATTTCTGCAAGCGACATTATATCCCGGTGCTGTTCTTTCTCGATGCGCTCGGTCTGCTTGGCTATATATTCGGAAACGCTAACATTTGCTAGCAATCGAGCCGCCCCTGCGTTAGCTCCATTTTTACTATATCCTGCCTTTATGAACGCCTGTGTGGCATTTCCGCCATTCTTTATATACTCATCTGCAAATGCTTTTTGTTTCGGTGTGAGTTCTCCCTTCATCCGCTCACCGCCTTATAAATATCAATCAAACAGAATATTACTTCCGGGATAGATGCCGTTTTAAGAATCTCATAATCTTCTGTTTTCCATTCTTGTCTATTTTTCTTAAAGGTGCACACTGGTGTGAGGATTCTGTACATTGTGATCATGCGCTTCTGATCTTCACTATAGAATTGATTCTGATTTATTTTTATAATCAATCCACGCTGGACAATCGCAGTCTGAAGCTTTTTAACTTTTCCTTTTAAATTTGCCAAGTCGCACACCTCCCATCATTTTACTTATAATTTTATTATAAGATATTTTTTAATAGTTTTTGTTCCATTTTTAGGCATAAAAAAAACGGCTATATTTCAAGCCGCTTTTTTTTAAAATCTTAAGTAATAAGTTCCCCCAAATTCATTACATTTACATTTTTTTACAATATCATCAAAGTTCGCCTCGTTCATGGTGGCGTACCCGCTAGTACGCAGAAGACCATCTATTGTTTTAAGCCTAAAGCTCATTTCGCTCAGGCTTTCAGCGACGCAGGCTTCCCACTCGTTACCATTATCATCCGCCACATGTACAACATACCAACGTCCCCTGTTTGAAGCCCATTTAAAAGTCTCTCTTAATGTTTCAAAATCTTTTCCTTCGTCAAAAATAATACCTTCTTTATTTTTTAATACGCAACTATACATAATTTTATCTCCTTTTTTTCAAATTAATATCCTAGGTTTTTACTGGTCAATGTCCGGCAGAAATTCTCCGGTGTGTAATTCTTCCGCAACAATCCTGTACGCTTTTCGGATTGTGCTAGCTCTGTTCAAAAGATACTCCCAGCCCTGCACGTCTTTCTCTGTCCAGTCGCCCCTATAATCGTCTCTAATATCTTCGTCAAGATTATAAAAATCATCAATGTGTGTCTCGTGTTTTGCTTCAATTTCTGCGATCCTTTTCTGTAATTCCTGATAACATTTTTTTAATTCTTCCATCTTTGTATCTCCTTATTTTTTAATTTTCTTTAACGATTATTTTTATATCTCTGATCTTTATTTTGTGTAAATTCATTAATCATCCAGATGTTTCCAGATTTATACGCTGGGATTGTGCCGCGCAAAGCTCTCTGTCTGGCGTTTGCATCTGAAATATTATGATTTCTCGCCCATTCCGCTAATGGTATGTCTTTTCCCTGAGATATTTCAATTGTCGTCTGTGAATGTGCTTCTTGATCAATATTTCTCTCGTATTCATCAGAAACGATTGCATACGCTTCTTTCAAAACTTTTGCGTATTCCGGTACCCATTCGAAATTTTTTCCATATTGTTCTAAAACTTTCAAGGTAGTTTTTAAATCATCTAGCGAAATACTTTTTTCTTTGATTTTCTTTTTTAAAGCTTCCTTCTCTTCTGGTGTTGCTTTCAAAAATTCTTCGTAAGTCATAAATACCTCCTCTTAATTATGCAAATCTGTAATTACAAGCTGATTTAGGCATCCACATTGTTTTTCTGTATCCGTTCCATTCTGTAGAGATTTCAATAGCTTTTTCTGTTTCTCTTTCAAGAACGATGTCATTTATTGCGATTCCTGCGTCAAGTGCTAAGAAAGAAACATCATCCATTTTTCTAAGAACCCATTTTGCAACTTCCATGATCTGAATATGTCTTTTTACCATCACTTTCTTTTTTGGAGCATTTTCTTTTGCGTTTCTCCAAGAAAGTTTTAAACACTCAGAAAACGTATTTTCTTCTGTTACTTTCATTAATAACCAGGCATTTTTCATGATTTCTGATAAATTATATTTTTTCATATCCGTTACCTCCGATGTGCTCTCTTGTCTCTTTCTGATTATATATTAATACTTTTTCGTATTGATGTCAATACTTTTTCGTATTATTTTTAAAATATTTTATTTTTCTGGATCTTCTACATATTTTATAATGTTTCCCGGCTGCATATCCAAAGATATTTACAGTCCGAAAGTCACAGAAGAATGTGCAGAATACATAAAAAATAGACATGGTTTAGAAGTTAAATATGTGGAGGAAATGAAACATGCAGGAATATGAGGTACATTACATTTATTTAAGTGGACACGGATTTTTTACAATGACTATAAAGGCAGAAAGTCAAAGCGATGCTAAAAGAATTGCTACCGAAATTTTAGACACAAGAATTTTTAAACTGATTTAACCGCCGCAGAGGATTACCGCCGGATCACTTCCGGCGTTTTTTTTGTGTGCGGATTTTTATTTTTATATCCAGCATCTGCCTTGCATATTTTACCAATACAGCCATTTTTATGCGTGCGTGCTATATTTTATCCTATGCGTGAAAATAAATTGTCTATGCGTTCCATGCGTGCGTTATGCGTGCATTTTAAATAATATGCGTGTGTCTATGCGTGAATCAAAGTATTATGCGTAACTGTCCGCTACTTTCTTCTTCGTATAAGCTCCGGCTGTTGAGCATCCTTAATGCCATTTTCTTTTTTCTGTAAAAATGCGTGCGCGAAATCGGCATAATCCCATAGCGTGCTTCCATTTTGTCATATGAGATATTATTTAAAATTGATTCTGCTATTTTATCGCCCAGGTAATCGTCTATGCGTGTGCATATCTCTATCGTTTCCTCTCTGCTCATTTTAAACATCTCCCCATGCGTGACAACTATGTTTCTTACACCATTATACCATATATCAGTTTATAAAAACACAATATATTATCGTATTCATGCAACATTATTGTATATTTTTACCGGCATATTTCAGCCGGCAAAAATATCAATATTCAGTTTTAATTTTTATCGCATTCACGGAATAAGTCAGCGTCTATATATTTCCACCCCCCTTCATCTGTTAAAGTTCGGAATTTTTGATGTTGGCAGCATATGTTTCCACTATCAATGCCATTGTCTTATTTGACTCTTCCTGACTGAATAATGTCGCTGTATCTCTGCCTCCATCTGCGTGAATATAGAGTTTGGCCGATCCTTGCTGATCCGCATTGTATGCTTTCATGCTTTGAATTAACGTAGTTGCCTCCGTACTCACGGAATCTATTATTCCAAGGTATGATCTGCACATTTCATAATTTGTAGTGTTCATATTTCTGTAAACCTCTTTCCGTCTGCATATCGTCTGTCAATAATCGTTTTTTATAAAACCTTTTCTTTGAGCGCAACTCATGCAGTAATTGTATCTGCCGTAAATGATTCCTCCGCATCCCCTGCATTTATGTCCTCGCTCTATTGCTTTCCCATACGGTTGTCCTAATGCGTAATAGCATTTCCTGCAGTACGTGTAATGATCCTGACAATAGTCTCCACATCTTTGACAAAATGCCATTTTTAATTACCCTCCATTCTATCCATCAAACTCTGGAAAAATTTTTCGATTTCATCTTTGAGTTCCTTTTAATCCGTTAAAGTTCAGTTTAATTCTTCAATGCTTTCTCGCAGTTCCTCATAATAGTTAATCTGATCAGTACAATGATTGTCCAGTATATCAATCATTTCCCTTTTTGCATCTTCTAAGGATTTTGCTTGCATGAAATCCATGCGACCATCAATCACGGACTGCCATCCTGTCCCGTCACCGCAGTAAACAATACTTCCAATAGTGACACTTCCGTAATAAGCGATTATGTTTACTTGTTTTTCCCAATCACTTTGTTCTGGTTCAACCTCTTTCCATTCCATTGTACACATAGTTTTCCTTTCCTCCAACAATTTTTCTATAATTTTGTTTTTCTCTTTTTCAGTGTCCATACATCCTTTTATATAGCCACCTTCTTTTGCTTTGCGAATTTCATCATCAAGACTGTTGATAATCGTTTTTATTGCCAATGCGATATCCTGTGCGAAATATCTATCCAAATCTTCTGGAGATAATCGCACCTTTGCAATTAATACCGCTTCCGAAAAATCCATCTTTTCGTCACCATAACGATACATACTCTTTTCCTCAATTTCTAAATTTCAGCTATTTCCAAAATGGAAATAGTTCAGTTTAAATACTTATTGATTGCTCCTTCTACATCTGATAAACGCACCCACTGGTCAACTTCCTTATCTCCTTCATAAATTGGTGCATCTTCCTGTTTAGCACGTTCCGCAACCTCTGCCAGCACTGCAACTGAATAGTTTATAATTGCTTCGTTTCTGATTTTTTCATCTGTTATTACAGGAAGTTCTTGTAATGCTGTCAACCTGTCAGATTCGTAGCAGTAATTTTGCATAACTGCGTTAATTGCATCCTGTCTTTTAATTAATTCGCCCATCTCTTCTACCTCCACTAAATTCTAATTTTCAACTATTTCCATTTTGGATATAGTTCCGTTTATTTGTCTAAAATATAGTCCAGCTCTTTTTCTACGTTTCCTTGCTCGAGTTGGAACATAATTCTTTCCCATTCTCCGCATCTGCACCGCTCTAATAAAGTAAAATAGTCTTTTCTGCAACTATCTAAATATGTCTGTTTAACAGCTTCTTTACACTCTGTAATTGTTACATTTTGCTCACTATCACTTTTATTATGCTGCGTAGTTAATCTGTACTTCATATCTGATACCTCCGTTAAATTCTAATTTAACTATTTCACTTCCTGCTCAATATTTAAGTTTCTAAACATTGCGCACATCACGTCCACAACGATACTGTTTCCAAACTGTTTGTAAAGTTGTGTATTGCTATTGACTGCTTCCATCTTGGAAATATCTTCATCGGATACGCCCATCAACCGTCCGCATTCTCTTGGTGTCAGCTTTCGGATACGGTATTTCGTGGCAATATGGCTATTTGCATACCCATGTGTGCCAGCTACAAGATTAGCAGATATACCATTGTCAGAGATTACTGTACCGCGTTGCGAACCATCACTTGATATTTGACCGACTTTTTGGATATTGTTTTCAAGTAATAAATTGTCTTTTTGCACTGTTGTCATCGTATTTGCTCTGCTCTCAGGATTGTGTTGTGGTAATGTTCCGTTGTCAATCAACTGTTTTATCAGTTTGTCTGCCTTTTCATTGTTGATGTAATACTTCTCGTCCACATCATCTTCAAGGTAATCTTTTATCTTCTTTTTTAATGGTATCGGATGTGGGAAATGGTAGTTATATTCTCCAAAAAACGAAAACATGAAGCACCTTTCACGGTTCTGTGCAACTCCGTAGTTCTTTGCATTCAAATCCTGCCAATAACTCACATATCCAAGGCTTGTTAGAAAATCGATCCAGTTCTGAAAATCTTCCATATTTGCATTGGCATGGACCTGCGGTACGTTCTCCATGAACAGAATCTGTGGTAATTCTCCACCACCATCCCTTATCTCTTTCAGAATCCTTTCTACTTCCCACAAAAGACCAGACCTGGTCCCACTTCCTTTTTTCATGCCTGCTTGTTTCCCGGCAACCGATAAATCGGTACAAGGAAACGAGTAAGTAAGTAAGTAAAGAATTCTGTGTCGCAGATATCAAAATCTTCCGCATGAACCTTAGTTATATCCATTGTTGGAAAATTTGTTCCATGCACTGCGTTATAGCTTGCTATGGCATACTTATCAAATTCTACAACTCTATAATGCTCAAATTTTGCACCGATTCTTTCCAGTGCCATTGCCTGCGAACCATATCCGGCAAACAGTTCAATTAATCGTATAGGCTTTGTAATACGGATTGGTTCACGTATCATGTCAAAAATGCTCATCTGATTCTGACATTCGTAATCAAACTTATCTAAATCACTCATTTTTTCAAGGAGACCGCATATGCTTCACTCTGGCCAGAGTCTCGGCTCCTTTCTGATCTATTTATTTCAAATCTTTTCTCTGATTTCTTTTACAAGTACATCATCGTCAGAATATGTCTCTGAAAGTTTAATTGCTGCGGCTTCAAGCAGTTCTTTTAAATCTGCTATGTAGTTGATTTTATTTGCTTCCGCGACAGCTTTTTTGTCTACCACTTCTGACACAAGTGTGTCAGTTGGGAGTAATTCTCCGCGGCTTTTCAAAATCAAATCTGCCATATTCTTTGGAAGTCCGACTTCATCCAGACAATTTTTAAGGATGTCCTGTGTAAGTTCGACTTTCTGTGATTCTTCCTCTAGATCAGCACTTCCATTTGCTATTAAGGTGTCATCCAGAACGCTATGTATTTCAACGCAGATTTTATTATTTTCTTCATCATCTTCTCCCAGCACATCATTTAAAATGTTCTGGAACACTTTCTTTTTCTCTGATGCTGTCATTTTTGCCTCGCAACCAAGTCCAGCTTCCATAAATTCAGAGTGTGGCTCATTCGTGTTTTTACTGTAAAACATCACAGAATGGATGTCGGTGCTTCGGTCGGTAAATGCTGGGAAAATAAAACCTGTATCTGGCATCCCGACAACCCAGTCTCTGATTCGTGATTCAATGCGGTTTTCGTCCTCACGATAACCAAGCCCCGGCTTTGTCAGATTTACCGGGCAGATTGCACACAGCAGATATTCGTAAACTTCTTCTGATTCATCTAATTTGTCATTGTCAGAAGTTTTGGTTATGACATCGTAGGCATCGTGGAAAATCAGAATCAGATAATTTCCAACGTAATCGTAACTGTCAATAATCATGTCATAAAAAGTATCAAGCAGATCATCATTTTTCAGTCTGCTTTCACGCAGTCCCATTAGAAACTGTTGTCTGCCGCCAGTGGCTTCCTCTGCAAGTGGAAAGTCCAACTCCAAAAGATTGTTTCCAAGTTTTCCGGACAATGTCTTTTTCGCAATGTCAAGATATTTATAATATTCTGCATCGTCCAGATTTAAAAATGTCTCACTGATTTTTGTGATTTTATTATGATCAGCGTCTACATAGCAGCCACACATACGAGTGAATGTACAGGCTTCCTTTTTAAATCTTCTTTTAATTTCTAAAACATCCTTTTTGTTCATAAAATTTAATCCTCACTTTCTTCCTTTTCGGTTTCT